TGCTAGGACAATCGTAAGCGCTAACTATGCAACAGCCGCAAACCTTGCCACTGTTGATAGTATTGTTGATGCAATTCTAGTGGACACAGGAACCACTTTACCGTTAACATTAACCGATATGTCAGGCGCTACATTTTCTACTAGTACAGACTCATTAGAAGCTATTCGTAATCGAGGTGATGCGGCGTGGGTAACTGGCGGCGGCGGTTCAGCTCCTACAGTTTCACAGATACGCATTGAAATGGATGATAATTCGACAAGATTAGCGGCTATAAATTTCGATACTGATGATTTACAAGTAAATCAGGGCGATTGGCTAACTGCCACAGGCTTTGCCACTACAGCAGAAATAGCAAACGTGCCAACAGTTGCAGAGTTTAACGCCAGGACTTTATTGGCTGCAAGTTACTTTGACCCAGCAACAGACGCAGTTGCTAACGTGACTTTAGTAGGGACCACAACTACAAATAGCGATATGAGAGGCACAGACAGTGCGCTACTTTCTTCAGGCTACACAGCCCCAGACAATGCGGGTATCACGTCTAACGGAAACGCAATAAGCGCACTAAATAACATAACGGTCAATGATGTGTTAACTACACAAATGACAGAAAGCTACGCAGCAGACGGAACAGCCCCAACACTTGCGCAGGCTATATTCTTGTCAATGCAAAATTTGCAAGACTTCAGCTTTGCCGGTACTACCCAAACAGTGAGAAGAATTGACGGAACCACATCAGCGGCAACTTATACGTTAGATGATGCAACAGCGCCAACTAGCAAGACTAGATCAACTTAATTATTACAGGGATAAAATTATGAAAGTGTATTTTGACAATGACGGAGTATTAGTAGTAGAAGCAACGGACAATACTGAGATGATGGCTCTAAAAGCATGGTGCGCAAGTAAAGATAAACCTTTAATTAAAACAGGCGAACATTTAAAAACTCAAATGACCAATAATGAGTTAGCGGATAATTTTTGTTATGGAAAAAATGGGTCTAGCAGATAATGAGCATCGCACTTGTAACAACTAGAGGATTTGGTAATAGTACGCTTATAGGCTCGCTAACTAAATTGGTAACAGTTGGGTTTGACATATCTACAATAATACCGCCAATACCGCCGGTTATTCCAGTATCTGACGGTAGTTTAACTTTTGGCGTATTAGGTAATGGTATCGCTACTGATGGCGTAATGGGTTATAACAAAGTATCAAGAGGCAGTTTATAAAATGGGAAACTTAAACCAGTACGAAATTGGCCAGCCGATCCGAATTAACTTTGGCGAAGATATTAGCCTAGCAGTGCCAACATTAATTTTGCAACCAGAATTAGGCAACACAAAAGAAATTACAGCCGGCGTGACTATTCCTGACACTGATGTAACGGTAGACGGCGAAGTGCTATTAGCAAATCAATACTTGCAGTACTTTACTAAAACCGATGATTTAGATTATGTTGGTAGGTGGCGCAACAAAGCCAAGCTAACATTTTCAAGTACTGACGTAAGGCAAAGCGACTTTGTAAAGTTTAGGGTGTTAGCATAATGACTATAAAAGTTGCTTTTCTTCAATACGAAATACAAACAGATAGTTACAAAATGCAGGTTGGCGGCAATATAACTGATTTGCCTTATGGGGAATCGCTTAATCTCGACAAATGGGATGCAATTAATAACGCTAAAGGCGCTAACATTACTAAAGACCAATACACTAGAATTAAAGCAATACTTAGCGAGGGATCATAAACCTTGTTGACTGCTAGGAAAGACTAGACCCTTAGCCGCTTAATTGCGGTTTCTGGGTGCGAACTAACACAACTGAACAATTATTGCCGAATGTTTAGCGACTATTGGGACCTGGACTGCTTTGTTGGGCGCCGTATCAGTAAGCGGCTGGTTTGCACCTAATATTAACCATCCTATACAAGAAGGATATACACAATGGCAGAGATTAAAAAAAAGCTAACGGTGAAACAAAGAAAGTTTTGCCTTGAATACCTTATTGACCTTAACGCAACTAAGGCGGCTATTCGAGCTGGTTATTCTAAAAAGTCAGCCCAAGTAATAGGTTGTGAGAACTTAAGAAAACCAATTATTCAAGAATTTATAGGTTCTAAAGTAGAAAAGGCAGCAGAAAAGACACAGACAGAAGCTGAATGGGTTATGGTTGAACTAAAGCGTATAGCTGAAGCTTGCGCCGAAGATAATGGTAAAGGTCGCTTAAAAGACGCTACAGCCGCTATTCGTTCATTGGAGTTAATTGGCAAAAGACACAAATTGTTTACTGATAAGGTCGAGTTATCAAATGACCCAGAAAACCCCCTCACTTTATTGATAAGCGAAATATCAGGCAAGACATTGGGCCCAAAAGTTGACGAATAAAACGGACAGTCAAATACTAAAAGAAAACCTTTCCGATCCTTGGTGGCGTTTAACTAGCGGCAAGCTTTATAAGATAATGATTAAGGGTGACGATGGCGAAGATGAATTGGTCATTCCGTTTATCCCTAATGAGGCCCAGCTAAACTTACTTAGCAATTTGCACACTAGAAACAACATACTAAAAGCCAGGCAATTAGGCTTTACAACTGTCATCGCTATTTACTTTTTAGATTGCTGCTTGTTTAAAGCCAACGTAAGGGCCGCAATAATTGCACAAGCTGAAGATGTAGCCAAGACAATATTTAGAGACAAGGTGAACTTTGCTTACCTAAACTTGCCAACACAGTTACGGCTTGCCATGCCGCTTGGTAGAGACAGTGCAAGCGAATTACTATTTGCACACAACAACAGTTCAATACGTGTTGCCACTTCTGCTAGGTCAGGAACGTTGCAGTATTTGCATATATCAGAGTTCGGCAAGATTTGCGCCAAGTTCCCAGAGCGAGCAGAAGAGGTTATAACAGGGTCAATACCAGCGGTCCCAACTAACGGCATAGTATTTATTGAATCAACCGCTGAAGGGCAAGACGGACACTTTTACAAGATATCTAAACGTGCTGAAGCATTAATGTTATCAGGTAAAAAATTAAACCCTAAAGATTTTAAGTTTCATTTTTATCCTTGGTGGGGTGAAAGCAGATACAAGACAGACTTTGACGTATTGGTTACCGATAAAGATAACGAGTACTTTGATAAAATAGAAAGCGAGTCTAACTGCAATTTGTCAGTGCAACAGCGTGCATGGTGGGTAATGACTCGAGACGCTGAATTCTCAGGCGAAGAGGAAAAGATGTGGCAAGAGTACCCAATATTAAATATCGTGAAGGCCATCCAGTTAATACATTCTGGGATATTGGTAACAGTGACGGCACAGGTATATGGTTGCATCAACAGATAGGCCAGAACGATAACTTTATCGGCTATATTGAAGGGTGGGGCGAGCATTACAAATATTACGTTAACGAGCTTAACAAAGTAGGCTGTGTATTTGGTACTCATTATTTGCCGCATGATGCAGGGCATAGACGCCAGGGTCAGACAGAAAACATATCACCAGTTGATATGCTAACCAACTTAGGCTTGCGCAATATAGAGATTGTACCGGTCGTTAGCGAACTTACTCACGGCATACAAGCAACCCGCGACACGTTCGGCTCTTGCTGGTTTGATGAAGAGAATTGTAAGGAAGGTATCATCCATTTGGACAGTTACCGCAAAAGGTGGAATAATACAACAGGTTCATTCACTGACACGCCGGTTAAAGATGTGCATACAGAATGCGCTGATGCTTTTAGGCAGTTTGGACAAATGAGCGCAAGCGGTGAGCTTAACAAAGCTGCGCCTCAATCTATTGAGTTTACATCGGAATGGTAAAAAATGATTACTAACACAGAAAAACAAAACGAAATTCATGCTTTATCAGTCAAGCGGTTTACTCGATTAGAAATGAAGGAGCGTGATCAGCGCCGTTTAGCCGTTGAAGATATTAAATTTGCCCAAGCTGAAGATGGTCAATGGGATGATGGTGCAAAGGAAAAGCGCAAGGATAGGCCAAGATTTACTATAAATCGGGTTGCCGGTGCTATTGACCAGTTAATCGGGGACCAGAGGCAAAACCGAACTAACATTAAGATTCGACCTGTATCAGGTGGTGCCAGTGAAAGCGTAGCAGAGACACTGACAGGTCTAATACGTAACATTGAAGCTGATAGCAAAGCCAGTAATTGCTATGATGTAGCCTTTGATGAAATGGTCAACGGTGGCTATGGTGGGTGGCGTATAACTACCGCATTCAATGATGCTGATTTTAACCAGAGTATTAAGTTTAAGCCTATCAACACAGCAACAACCTCATTATGGTTTGATGATGCCGCAACGGAATATGATAAACGCGACGCAAAATTTGCTTACGTTACTCTTGATATGCCCAAAGAAGAACACAAGGAAAGATTTCCTAACTCACCAATGCATGATTGGTCACAAGAAAACTTTAATCAATCAGGTTGTCAAGCTTGGTTTGGTGAAGGGTTTACCAGGGTTGCCGAGTATTGGGTTAAAACGCCAATAGATAAAACCATAGCGTTGCTTTCTGATGGTCGGGTAATAGACCACGATGAAGAAAAAGCGGTA